TGCCAGGATTTCTAACAATTGACTGGTCACAAGAGTAACTTTGGCCCGGCCAGTTGCACCATTGAGGATCACCATGGGTTGTTCCAGCAACACTGTGGTGCCTTCGGTATTGATCACCCGGAATATGAAATCGCTACCGGTAATGTTGACCGGTTTTTCATTTTGATTGACAAACTCAAACAACAACACGTTGTCGATGCCTTTGTTTATGGTTAGAACTTTTGCGTACACGGGATTATACCTATAGGTGAATGTTGTACCGTCCGCTGTATCTATGGACAAGACACGAGTTAATTGCTGATATAGATATAGTTGGGTTGAATACATACATATTATTTATGGGTTGCGAAGCCTTCATTCATCGTGGCCAATTTTGTTTTTGGTAAATATCTCGTGATCAATTTATTATGTAATATTTATGGGTAATGATATCTTCTTAAAACTGGCCGACAAATACCCGTTTATAACTCTCTGCGTGTATGCCAGCACCGAATACGTGGGCATAGTACAAAATCAGGACGATGCTGTGACCACAATCTACGATTTTGGAAGCATACAGGATCTCGAAGATAAACGGCGTTTTTTAGAACTGGCCAATGTCTGGTGGTGGGAAAGCAACAGACAAATACCCATCAACATATTCCTCAAAAGCGAATGGGATACGTTTAGATCTTGTTTGCGCACTTTTGTCAACAAAGATCTGACTGTGTTACACGGACCGGTATGCAGTCTCAGCGAAATGGCTCGTAAAAAAAGCAAGAGAAAAAGTATTACCTTGGTCAGGCGTCTTGACTGAGCAGATTTATATGTAGTGCTACCAAGGCCGCATAGCCTACAGCATGAGCTTTTTTGAACACAAAACCTCGAGAATCATCACCATCCCAAACTGATTCAAACACTTCGGCCCAGGAACGATTTTGTAGGTGTGCTTTACCGGGTCTAATAATGCTGATAAAAGCTGCCATCCTGGGGATCGAATCCGGACGCATGGTTTGTAACAGTTCTGTATAGTTGCCCACGTGCACCAACTGTTGTGCCCACGCAGGATCCGTCCACAAACGACTCCAGTCGGGAGTTTGATCCAGCATCTGTTGATAATGTTCAGGACTCTTGATCAACTGATATACCGACATGTTTAACAAATCTATCTTGAAATATCCACGCTGTTCGGCTGTTTCATAACCTATAGCCGCACACTGATTAACCGGATCCCGCGGTATGTCAGTAACATACACACCCGAATTGTGTCGACGAACTTGTCCCTGATGCAATTGCCGGGCTGGTGTGGCCGTGATAAGTTGTAATACCTGTTCTCTGTTTGCTAAATCCAAGTCAATATCTGCGCTCATTGTGTGTCTTCAATAAATTTAATAATTTCTTGCGTACTATTAAAATAGTGTTCTTGATGGAACGGCATTTCAATTGCGTGCAAGTTTTCTATCATGGCATTCAACCAGGATTCTTGTAGCAAGTTAAGATCAATTGGTAAATTTTTTTTGTTTTGTATCGCGTCTAATATCTCTTGACATTGTACAACCTGTTCTAATTCTTTAATACCTGATACAAATCCGTGGTGCAAGAACTTTAACCAATCAATATCATCTATAGGTTGACCAACCATTGCAACAGTTTTTAAAAAATTATCAAAATTGTATAATTGTTTAAAATTAAAACTGGGACCGCGATTGAGATATTTCATTTGACTAGCGACAATATACAGTCCATTGATCTTGGGATCTTGGAATCCGAATTTAAAATATTCTCTCAGTATTCCGCGAGGAATGTCTTTGTGTTGTGTTACATCACATCCATACGCCTGTCGTATAGGGTCAACCAGGTTAGAAAATTTGGTGTTCTTGATTTGATTGTAGAAATCAATTTGAAAATTTTTGAGATCAAAATTATAATCCCCGGCGCGACCAAAACATAACAAGTTCAACAGAAAGCAATCGGTTTCATCCACTGTGATTGATACCACAGTGCTATCGTCATCTATGGGCAAGTTGAACGCACTGTAATGCCCGGCTTTTGCTATTTTCTTTTTGTAAGGCACATGTGATGTTCCAAATTTAGTAAAAGGCAAAATAGAGCGGTCAAAGTCAGGGTCCAATGAGTTCAACACATACGCAAAAAAATTACCGTGCAATCCTCCCATGAAATCTACCAGTATCATTACCAGCCTGCCTTTTGTAATATATCTCTAGCATACTCTTGGTCTGCCGGGTAGTCACGGAATTTCTTTTGCCATACATCAGTATCAATGTAGGGCCAAATCATGGCCACCTGTGTGGCATCCAACTCGCCCAGGAATCGCTGTCCCGAATCACTGTTGTAGATTACCCAAGGACTGATTCGGCCAGTCGTGACCGCATATACCATGCTGTTGGTATTGCCATACCGCAAGCAATGTTCAGGTGGATTGCCAGTGCGTTCATTCCAGTCTAGCCCAAACTCCATGGCTCGAGCCAAGGCATCATTCACATTCTCTACCTGTAGATAGCCAATCAAGTATTCGGTGTATACAGTATCACGACACCAATGGTCGATTTTCTTGTTTTGTTTCAGCACCCATTCAACGAATCTGGCCGGATTGATAGCACGTATGTCCACACAGTATCGACCAAACCGCACAAAGGCCCGGTAATAAGCACTGTCAGCAAAATCATCGAATGTTTTTAAACGTGCCGAGCCTTGTGTGATTTCGTAGAACTTGAGATAGGCATTAAAGCCCAATCTAACTCCGGCTTCGTTTTGTTCTTGTCTACGACGGCGTGGCTCACAACTATGTACAGCCAGGCTTGCTTCTTTCGCAAATGCCTTCTTACAGTACTGACAAGTGTTCATTCGCCCTGTGATTGGAAGTGTCTGATTAGGTTGTTTTGTTCTATGTAAGGCTTGATATCTTGTCTGTGCATGACTGATCCAAACACCGGTGCCAGCAGGGCCATTTCGTAAGCTGTGATATCTGGTTGTGGTGCATAGCGCCACCCGCCAAAGCCAATTACCTTGTGTTCAGGAAACTTGGCTTCCTGTTTCTTTTTAAAAAATCCCATCATTTTGTTTTCTCCTGTCCTAGTTCTCGTAAGTATGTATCTAATTCTTTCTTGGCAGTTATCTGCGCCAATAAATCCAGTTCGTCATCTTTCAAGTGCGGAAATAGTTCAGCCAACTGTTTGCGTACAGCCGTATTTGTGGATTCTTTTTTCTTGGGCGCGATCCAGTTGTGTCTGAACGTGCCCAGTCCTGGGCTGACCGTGGTGGCCATCAACCACTGTAGCTTTTTGTGCTGTGTAGTATTTACTGCAAAGAACCGTTTGTTCAATCGCTCGTTGGTGGCAATCAAGTAAAACTCCTGCAGGTCTCGACTGCCCGATACCGAGCTACCGTATCTGATCATGAGAAACGGACTGAACTTTTTGCGTTCTTCTTCGGAGAGCTCGTCAAAGAACTGTCGGTTCTTGCTGTCAAATTGTGCCATTTCGTTGGCAATGCTTAATTTATCTGTCATTGCGGTTGCTCAAATGATATATTTCTACAGCTCGATCTATCGCATCCTGTAGGGCTGTATTGGTTTTTGACGCACGCCTAAGATTGGCCCATAGCTGATCTTCCAATAGTTGTTCGTGTAATGTTTTACCGTCTGATGTGCGTGGATCAAATGCAGGGTTAGCCGGGTCAAAGTCCCAACCCACTACCTGTCTGGTGCTAGGATCTGCACCGAATTCTCTAGAATAGACCACATTGCCCACTCGCTCGTGTATGAGAGTCGCTCCCGGTTTCAGTGTGCCCATATTACCAAGCCCGGTTGTAATCTACTATTTCACAGTTACGACTGATGTCTTTGACAAAGTACACACAGTCGGGTTGATCACCTTCGGTAACTGGTACGCAAAGCAACTGTCCGTTTTTGAGTTTAGGAGCATACCACGACACTTCTTGATACACATCCACGATTTCAATATCTAAAAAACTTGGACGGAAACTGGTAAGTGGATTGAACTGGAATGCCTTGAATCCTCGATCGTTTATGGCCGTGAGCGGTAACACTTCCAGATCACCCAGATCCGGTTCACCAATCAAGATTTGCCAATCCACTGGCATACGTATTCGATTATTGCCAATTTTCAACACCAAGGCCGGTGCTGTGAAACTTTCCAAAAAGATCAAGGGTATGTAGTGATAGTCAGGATCTTTTGGATCGCTGTTGTCCAGGATGGCAAATCGCATGTCATCTACTTCTTCGGGCAGATGATCAAGATCAAATGGTTGATTGTCTAGTGTTAGTATTCTCATAGTATCAGTATAGCTGGTATTAATAAAAATTGCAACCTTTATCGAGCATTAACAAAACAATTTTTTAAATTTTCAACTGGATAGTACAGTTGATCTTTAAGTCGATGGCGATCCAAATAGGCAGACCATAAAAGAAATTCTGCAGTCAGTCGATCAGAATGTTGATCAAACAGACCCGGATCAATATCGTGCAACATTTGTTTTACTGTGCTGGTATGCATGACAAATGGAGTAAGATCTGTCATGAAATAGCACCAATTATCAAGTGTATCGTTCCAGTGATTGTAGGCCGCAGACAACTGCGTGACCAAACGTGTGTCGGTACCCACTGGCGTTTTTTTATAGTGTGCTCGATTGTTGGTAAACAGATCTGCATGCGTGATAGGCCTAGTCAATAAGTCGTCGCTGTCAAGAATCAGGTACCAGTCAGATGAAACTATTTTGCTTGCAGTCAGTTTAAACCATTGTTGGCTGTACCAATCCAATGCACCGTCCCAGGGTCCTAGATGATAGTACGGATGCACACAAAATCTTGTGTCGTCAGGTACAAATTCTTTCACATGATACCAGGCCGGTACATAGTCATTCACAATTACATGTACAGTTTCGTTGCCGTGACCCAGTCCGTGATTGACAATAGATTCAAGGCACAGTTGTAATTTTTCAAAGTCGCGTTGATAAGTCACAATGACCGTTTCAAACGAAGGAGCAACTATTTCCATTCCAGTTTTTCTTGCGTGAATGGATAGTTGGCTTCCCGGTAAAAGGCTTTTCTTTTGGTCAAGTGTCGTCGGGCAAACTTGCAGGTCGAAGTCACGTCCCAGATTTCCACGTGATCTTTGTCCTCCGCTTTGCGAATGCCACGCCCGATACTCTGGATGACCCTGACAAAGGACTTGCCCGGTTCAACCAACACAAGATTGAATATCCTAGGAATATTGATACCAACAGCAGCAATACCATAGGTAGCAATAATAATCTTGCCACTACTGACGCTAATTTCATCGTATTCATCCTGTCGATCCTTTGCTTTGGTTGCACCTGACACAAACACAGCCGATTCGCCCAACAGCTCGGCCAAGGCATGTCCAGCTGCCACCCTGTCTACCAGGACCAAGGTATTGCCTGTGGCGTTGACATTGGCTATCAGGCGTGCTATGGTATTTAATCTGTCAGGTTCTTCCAACAAGAACTTGAGTTCGCTTTGGTAATTGGCAAATTCGGCATGGTCTACCAACTGTACTACATTCACATGGCATTGTGCCAGCACACCACGGTCCTGTAGTTCACTGGCACTGAGCTGATTGATTACTGGGCCCAGACTGCACTTGAGTGCTTGCGACTCAAATGGTTCCTTGGGCACAGTTCCTGTGAGTCCCCAACGCAAAGGCACACGGCTCATGACACCGGTCAGCAAGGACTTTAGAGCGTCAGCCTTGGCCATGTGTACTTCGTCAACTATAACGCATACAACACCTTGTAAAAACTCTTGTATTGTGACATCACCTACACTGTTCTTGGTATTCTTTAGCAACACATTTAGGCTTTGCCAAGTGCAAATGGTATGCTGACGACCCCATTCTTTTCTGTCGCCAAAGAACACGCCCACATCCTGTTGCATGTTGATATAATCTCGTTCGGTCTGTGTCACTAGACTCTTGTTTGGTACGATAACGATAGTACGCCCGTGTGGTGACACGGCATTGCTTAATGCGGCTGTGATCACGGTCTTGCCTGCACCGGTGGCCACTTCTTGTATGCACTGCGGATTCTCAAGGAAGCGATTGATCACATCCACTTGATAATCGCGCAACACCATGGGTTCTCCTGCCATAGGATGACCTGCGGGCCACGCAATGTGACCAAACGAATGCTCGGTCACTTGAGCAAATTCAAACGTGGTACTGTAGTCTCGCTGGTCGTCCAGTTCAATGTCATAGTTGAACCGTTCCAGGATGGGTATGATCTCAGGCAAGAGATTTACATAACTGCTACCGCCCAGCTGGAAGTAACTAACCTTGCCATCCCAACGTCCCAGGCGTACTGCTGGCAAATATCTGGCACCCGGAACATCATATTTGAATGCGTTGACCAGGGCACGGCGAGCGTCAAGTTCTAGACCTTCTATCTTGATGTTGACTTCATCTCGTATTACTATTGTGGCTGTTTTCATTGTGTTAGTATAGCATACTTAGCCAACCGCAGTCAAAAAGACAGGCACCTAAGTGCCTGTGTAAAATGGGTTGATTGTGAATCAACCCAGGAGCTACTGTTTACGAATTCTTCATGCAAGTGCTTACTGCCAAGGACTTCCAATTGGTTGTGCTAACCTTGGTCAAGTCTGCGATCTTGAGTGCCATACGTAGGCTCATTTCTCTCAAGCGATCTTTGTTAGCATCCATGTATGCCAAGATCTCTTCACCTTGTTCAGCGGTAAAATCATAGTCCTGGAACAGGTCGCCCTTGCGGAATATCTGTTTAATACGCAAGAATCTATCACGTTGTGTATTCAAGGTAAGGTCCAAGAAGTGACAACGACTCTGCAAGGCCTCCAAGTGGTCTTGCAATTTCTTGCTCTTGAGGTTGCTAAACTGCAAATTGGTGATAAAGATACAGGCACCCTTGAAGTCAAAACAATCAGGCACACCTTCACGCCTTAGCATGGCACTATCACTGTTCCAATAAATCCTACGTTTCTTGCCAGAATCTAACGCCGCCTTGAGAATGTTCAAGCTCAAGTCATCTTGGAACACACTATCACAGTCATCGAATACCAACACATTACACGGATCAGAATTCTTGTACAAGGTGCAGTACAGGCCAATAGGCGTCATGGCACCTTTGATGATTTCGTATTTGATTCTACGACCAGCCAACTTGTCAAACAAACCTGACTGTTCTAATTGTTTTTCTACACCATAACTCTTACCAACTCCAGGAGGCCCAACCACAATCATGGCACGCACATCACCAGCGATAGTGGCCTTGGTCATCTGATCTAAAATATCAAAACGCTCGCCAATACGAGCCATGACTTCTTCGTCAGTTTCCACTGGTGCTACTGTTTTAACAGTTGTAGTGGCTGTTTCTGTCTCTCCACCTACAAATTCTACATCTTCGATACCGTCAACTTTGATACGAACTACATCAAAATCTGGGCCAAAATAGCCATCACTATCTACTGTTACAAAACTGCCTTTGGCACCGGTTTGTAGGCCTTTTACTAAGGTAAATGCTACATCTCTTACGGGTTGATTACGGTATATTCCGTTTTTAATATTGACTTTACTCACGTTCAGCTCCTGTTTAATTACTATACTAATATTATAACAAATTGGGTATTTCTGGTCAACCACGCTATTTCTTTGTTTTTACTGTGTTGCATAAAAACGACACTCCGTAACTATTGGGTCTACAGCACCTGATTTCATAATGCTATTATAGCCTGAAAAGCATTCGTGGTCAACCATAAAAAAACCCTACTTGGAGTAGGGTTTTTGTTGAATTTATAAAACAGTTAACCAACATTGCCCAGTCTGACATTGAGATTGCAAGTCAAAGTACTTCCGTTATCTACTTGCCAAGTCCAGGTTCCCTGCGATTTTGGAGCCAAATCCGGAACTTGTACATTGCCATCGATTGCCACACTGCTACGACAATCCGGGGTGTCTTCACTGTTGGTCGGAGTTCCGTTATAGCATGTTATGAATCCTGTGGCATTTCCAGTTTCTTCTATCCATTTTCCAGCATCAACAGTGGTTGGACCAACAGTTTGGCTAGTGCTCACTGTCCATATTTTGTCGCTACCGGCTGTGATATATGTGCCTTGAGATATTACGTTTCCAAGCAGTACTAGGCCAACATCAACATTTCCTGTACTCGAGTCAAATGTGAGCGTAGTTCCATTGATTGTAGCATTGGTTAGCTGGGCTACCTTATCAAAAGTATAATTAAGAATGTAGTTAGATAGTACCGCATCTAAAATAACACAGTCTCCCCCGGACACTGCCACCGACATTGATTTTGATCCAGCGAAGTCGACCGGAAATTGATCAGAATTTTCTACACTAAACAACACCGGCATTGGTTTTGTGACATCCGCAGTATCGGGTGCTTCTTGATCTAACGTGGCAACGGTGCTGTTGAATACCACCACATTATCGATTGTGGCAGTAACGGTTACGTTGGAATTTCCATAGGCGGCGCCTAAAAATTGTAATGTTCTGTTGGTAGTAGTCATAGTGTTATTCTCCTAGTTTATTTAGTTTAACTATTGTCAAAGTGTTTGGTAAGTGTCCACTCTTGATGCCATGCGTCAGCTTGCGGTCCTGATCCAAACTCTTCAAAACACGGAGTACCCAAGGTATAGTGTAACAGTTTGGCTCGACGATTTTCGCCCAGCTCGTCAGGCAACCAATTCCATTCAACGGGCAATTCACCAATGTCATGATCATCTAGCCAGCCAAATCTATGCAAATGGTTGCCGTTATTTTGTTCAACATATTTGGGATTTAACAGCTGATTTTTAGCATGAGCACAATTCCACAATATTACACTACTCCAATTTTTTCTAGGATAATTTTCGTTTTTTGCACCAAAATACTTTGTGGATCTCTTGGTCTCATAGTTGTGTTTGACCACTTGTACGGCTGTTGTGTCTGAAAACAATTGATCTAGCTGTGCGATGTCATCAAGTAAAACCATGTCGCCATCAAGATAAATTGCACGCCCTTGGTATTGCATCAGGTGCGGAACTAGGAATCTTGAATAGGTAAAAGTGTTACTACCATCTGTGTGAGTTTCTGTGTAGTCGGTTAGCAGATTGAGTGCCAGTGGAACGATGCTGACTGGCTGGGTGGCCCGCCTAATTATGCTGTTTGCACACACATGGAATGTGACAGCCTCGGCCGGATCATAGCCTATAAAAACCGTGATCAAGGCCGTCTTTCGATGTCGTCTTCGTCGCAGGCTTCACCGTACTGTATTTCTACCACACGACATGGCACTTCAAAAGGATTGTACAATCTGTGCCATTGTCCTACCGGTATGTGTTGAAATTGGTGCAAGGTTCGTTCTTGCTCGCCATCACCAAAATCAACCACACAGCGACCTTCGGAAACATGCCAGTGTTCGGCTCGTTTGAAATGACGTTGCATGCTGAGACTCTTGCCTGGCATGACTGTGAGTTCTTTGACCTTGGTGCCAGCCACTTCGTGTAGCACACAATAGTATCCCCAAGGGCGTTCGGTTTTTGTCATTGATGTCCCATGTATTGTAAACTTTTATCTAACCAGGCCACTACCAGGTCTTGCTGTCTAAGATGGCCGTGTGCCAGTACACTTTTTTGGGCACTTTCGGGTATGAGTCCTTGTTCGGCCAATTGATACCAGGTGGTCGTTCTAGGATCCTGTGGTCCTGTGGCACTCTTGTAAACTACTGCATGTATCCAGGGATCTTGCACATCTTTCTTGAAGAATCCAGCCCGGCAGTCCCATCCAGACACAGCCAGCATATGGATAAGACTGACCATGGTGTGATGATAGTAGCATCCGGCGGCCTGAGTAAAGTCCTGGCGACCACGATAGAGATTGGTTGTTTGCGGAACACCAATGTACAGCATGGCGCCTTCGCTGGCCGCACGCCACCAGTTGGCCAAAGTTGCAATGGGATTTACACAGTATTGAAAACTGTCGTGGCTCCATAACACATCGTACGGCAAACTGTCGTGGCATAATCTCAATGGTTCTTCAAAGTTGCCTGGATAATAATCCACATTGGCGTAGGTATCGGACATTGGAAATCGATCAAATTGATCTATACCCACGCATTTGATATTGAGCGGTTCTGGAACATCATCTCGAGTGGTTCTGGTGGCCCACCATTCTAGATCTAATCCTTTACCGCAACCGAGATCCACCAAGGTGTTGATACTGGCCATAAAATCATCGTACTCGTACAGTTGGTTCAACACCGACTGACTGTGTTGATGACTCTGTTGTGCGCTTGAAAATGTCATACTTGTATATCCTCCATTCCGGCTGCTCTAAGGCGTACCACATGCCCTAGCATGAAATTTTTACTCTCAAATGCTTTAATTATGCCTAAAAATTTGTTGCGTAACAAAGCTACCTCGTTGATCAAGGTTTCAAAATCGACCACTTCGTCTTCGCCGTCCACGTACTTTTCAGCATCTCGACTAGTTAGTGCTCGTGCATAACCTTCTAAATATTTTTGGAAATGTCTGCGACGGATCTTTCTCAACTGTATGTTGAGATAATTGAGTACAGCTTCAATTTCTTGCAGTTGATTGAATCTGTGTTCGGTAATGCCGGGCAAATTGGTAATGTTTTTTTCCACAAGACCGCCCACATGGCACTCACGTTTGGCCTCCAGCAATTCCTGTTCGTAATAACTTATAAAATCAGGAATCGCTCCAAGATCGGCAGTGATTCGGCTATACCACATCAATAATTGTCGTCGTAATCGTCTTCATCTTCTTCGTGCAAATCCTCGTCGTCTTCATCTTCTTCGTGATTTTTGAGATAACTGGTCAGAGCACGTTTGATATCGGGCTCGGTTTTGAATACTGATTTGATTTCGTCGGCATCAGCATCGTTGTCAATTAACACTGCTACCAATGTTTCGGCGGCTTCGTCTCTATCTACAGCGTTAACATATCGCTTTAGTTCGTTCCAGATTTCTCTACTCAATTCAACACTCATTGTTATTCCTCCGTTGCGGTTTCTTCAGTACTTACCACGTCTCGTTGATTTGCAAAGTCTTGCATGACTCGGTCAAGACATCCGTCTTCGTTGAGTTCCCAGGCCTTGCGGAACTGTTTGATGATTTCACCGTCGGTGGTCACAAACATGAGTCTGTTGCCGTCTTTCTTGAGCAGGCCTTTTTTCTCGGCCAAGTCTACCAGGCCCGAGTACGGGCTCATGCCAGTTGAGTACGGAATCTTGACCTGCACACCTTCAAACGGTTTGGCATAGCGTGTTTTCATTACTTTGCAAGCCGATCGTATACCCATTACATCGGAAATCTTGTTGCCATCTTCGTCTTCTTTGAGTTTGAGTTTTTTCATAGCAACTACAATACTGCTGGCATAGATAAATCCTTGCCCACCTGAGATCTTGTCATCAGGATCAAACATGTCTTGGCTGGCATAGGTATGGTTGGTACACACAAGCCCTACATTGTAACTGCCAAACATGTTGACACAGTTACGCACCAAGGCAGTGAGTGCCTTGGGTTTACGGCCCAAGTCACCTTTCATTTCTCCGGCATCAAACTGGTTCACGTCTGTGGGTGTCAACAACATGCCCAAGCTGTCAATCACAAACATGACCTTGGGTCGCTCACCGTCAGGCAAGGCCTTGTAATCGCTCATGAATGTTGAGATTGTTTTGGCCACATCGTCGATCATGGCCATGCTGAGTTTGAGCAGTCGACCTTCACTGGTATCAACACCCAAGGCCTTGAGCCAGTCTTCGTCGAGAGCATTTTCGGTGTCAATCAACACAACAAAAATACCTTGCTCTTGTGCGTTTTTGATTATGTTGCCTGAACAGATGTAACTTTTACCTGCGCCGGATTCGCCAGCAAACACAGTGACCTTGCCTAGTGGAATACCTTTGTTGAAGTCGCCCGATATAAGATAGTTCAAGGCATAGTTTCCGGTGCTGATCCAGTCGGTGGGATCGTTGAAACCTATGCTGAGTCCATCAATACTTTTGGTGATTTCCTTGCGGAACTTTGATACATCAAATGGTTTGGCCATTATTGTTTTTCCTTTAATTTAATTTAATTGTATACTAAAACTGTTATCTTTTAAAAGATTTCGATAAACTACAATTCGGTAATCGGTCAAGCGTTTGTCTAGATCTGGTATGTTTCCAAGATTTAAATGTTCGCCTAGTGGATCACGCCCGTGCATTTTACACCAAGATTTGTACTCTGCGCTCATTTCCACAGTTTCTGACGGCACCAGCTGTAACTCTACAAATCCCAAAAGTTCACTGTATGTATTTTCATCGTGGTATTGCAGTCTATTATCTTGCTTTGTAAATTTATGATATAAGATACGACCCAGATGATTAAATGACATTTTAAAATTGGCTATATTGTGGCTGAGTCCTTGCTGTAAAAAGGGATTTTTTATCTCTACCCAATCTTGGTTTCTAACCTTGTACTTAACACTGTCAAAAGATCGTTCAATATTGTGTACATTGATGTTGATTTTGTCATAGATTTCTTTGTAGTTTAGTTTGTTTATCACATCACCTACCGGGGGGAATCTTATTTCATCCGGATAACTATCGTGTACCTGTTCTACCAGCGCAGAATTATTGTATTTGATTCGTTTGTTATCGATATCATATGGATGACTTTGGCTTTTTACCCAGTCAGCGTGATATGCATTAAGAATGTCTTGATTTAAATAATCGTGTTCTGAAACTGATTCAAATTTTTTATCTATTAGAATTTCTATCCATTTATTAACTTCTTGAATATTTTCATGCAAAGTTGATATTTTTTGTGATATAGTGTTTCCACATTGTGGGTTCACGGATTCAAATTCATTGAGATCATGAGTGTTTAAATAATCTACATAAAATTCCACAATAGAATCATTTAAACTTTCAAAAGTTATGCTATCGCCAGAGTTTTTGAATACCAAAGAAAATTTCATTTTGTATAATGATTGAGTCCAGATGCTGTACACCTGGACTCTTTTGAGTTACGCCTTTTGACGACTACGGATCATGGCCAATATATCTTGAGCCTTGTCTGTGGATGCTTTTGCGGTGACCGGTGTTGTGGCCACTGCTGGTTCATCATCTTCATCAAATGCGTTAGTTGCAACCGGTGCTGGTTTAGCCACGGCTGGTGCTGGAGCGTCTTCATCTGCTACAGGAGCGGCGCCTGCTGGGGTTGCCACACCTGCTGGTCTAAAGTATGCACCCCAACGTTCGACATCATAACTTTGACCATCAACACTGGCTTCAAACATTTCTTTGATGATCTTGATTTCAACGTCTGTGGGTTTCTTGGGCAAGAATGCTCCAAGGTCATACAGGCCGTGTTCGGTGATGGCTGCTTGTTCAGCTTCGGTCAAGGCTGATTCTTTACGGCTCCATTTACTTGAGTTGTAGTCAGCAAAGCCACCTTTGGCTGTTTTTGTAATACGGAAGTCCAAGCCACGTAATAAATCTGTTGGCAATTCTTCCAATTCTGGATCCATCAACGCACCTTTAATAAGAGTAAAGATCTGAGGTCCAATAATAAATCTACGGATTGGGTTGGCTGGTGTCTTGTCATCAGCAAGCGGATTCTCACGCACAAAGCCTTGGAAAATATAACTACGTTTTTTCCAATACTTGCGACCCATTTCCTCCAGGCTCTTGTCTTTGAACCAGGTGCGTACTTCTGTGAGTACCGGGCAAGTCTCTTGCCACATTTCCATACAAGGTACCTGTACGTACACTTGTTTTGAGTCCATTTCACCTTTGACGCCGTTGAATGGCAAACGAATCATTTGGCGTTCAGCCCAAAAGAATGTGTTTTTGGTGTTACCATCGGGTAAGAAGCGTAGGGTGGCCGATTGGCCTTCTTCCATGTTCCAGTGTGGATATATTGATCCATCTCCGCCGCCGGATCCACCGGTGCCTGGTTTGTTTTCTGATGCTGCTAGTCTTGCTCTAATTTCTGCTAAGGATGCCATATCGTGTTGCCTTTCTAAGTTGATTTACGATGTTGATTTAAGTTGCCTTAAATGGTTGCCTACAGTGTTATTATACACGTCACTGATCGTGTTTGCTACTAAACTGGTTAAATTACTTTTTTTATCTAGGTTGCCTGTTGAGCGCATATCTTATTATAGCATGCGCTCGGTTCTGTTACAAGAGTATTTATGACTTAGACATTCCAGAAAGCTCTTTTAGGCGATCTAAGAAGCTGGTGTCTTTGTCCACGGCCTTCATCTTGCCTGAGTGACCGTACTGTCCGGCCAATGGACTTGTGTCATCTTTTTTGCTGAGACGATCCTGTATGGCACTGCCTAATTTGGCTCCAGCTGATACACCTTTGAGTGATTTGGTTGCAATACCACCCAATGCTCCGCCGGCGACAGCGCCACGGACACCTTCGTCGGTTTCTTCGCTATCTAATTTATTGCCAATCATTTGTCCAGCGGTTCCGCCTAGGGCGCTACCTACTGCAGCACCCACTGGTCCAATAGTGGCACCTGCGGCTCCGCCTGCTAGAGATCCAACTGTTCCACCGGCCAATTGACCTTTCCAACCTTCGGCGGTTTTTTCAGCGCCTTTATTTTTTTCACTGTAGTAATGTCCAGCAATGCCACCCAATGCGGCGCCCCCTAGCCCGCCCAGTGCTCCACCTATGCCAGCGCCTATGCCTGTGCCCAATTCAGTTTCATTGGTTTTAGATTTGTTAGATGCGCTGTCAAGTGCAGCACCGCCGGCTAATCCAGCGACTCCACCAACGGCTTGTCCTATTTTGGCTCCTGCTTGTCCGCCTGCACTGGATCCAGCAGCGCCGCCTTTTAGGCCACCCACAATGCTGCCAAGTGTGCCAGCTTGTTCTTGACCAACAGCTTTGCCAATTTCGGATCCGACACCACTGCCAAATTGACTGCCAATATTTTTACCAATTTCTCCGCCCAATGCGGCTCCACCTAAACCGCCAACTATTGGTGCCATTATACCTTCGTCGGTCAGTTTATCTCCAAGTACTGCCCCGGCACCAGCACCCCAAGCACCCAAGGTTGACCCCAATGCGGCTCCACCCAATGTACCTAACACACCTTCATCGGTTGTTTTAATTCCAGCTAACTCTTTCATTCTAGACATTTCTTTTTCAACCATGACCGGAGGAGCAATTGGTGCGGAAGGAACCGAAGAACCAATACTGTTTAAAGCACCACTTCCTAATGCATAGCCAGCGGCACCACCTGCGACAGCTCCAGCTAGAGCCGGCATTACTGAATCATTTTTTTCATTATCTTCATTGGCCATTGCACCCCAACACTCTTGCACACCGTGAGTTGGACACGGTTCGCCGGCTTCGCTCAT